CGTTTCAAACCTTTCACGGTGGTATGAGATGAGCTACGCGTCTGGTAAACACGCATACGGTATATGTGACCGGACAGGGTTTAGATACCCATTAGAAGACCTTGTATACGAGTTTCAAGATGGGCATAGAACTGGTTTCCGTGTTGGCAAAGATGTAGTTGATCCAGACCAACCTCAAAACTTCTTAGGGCGCATCCGAGTAGTTGATCCACAATCATTGCTTGATCCAAGGCCCGATGCTTCTCCCGGACGTGGTTTATTTGGTTGGAACCCCGTAGGGCACCCCCTCGTACACCTGACAGGACAAGTAGGTAGTGTTACTTTAGACATTCCTGTACCAGAAAGCGATACTGTCACGGGCGTAGCAGCGTCTGGTTCTGTAGGTACTGTTAGTGTACTTGCGGGAGACGATATTGATGTTTCAGTCACAGGCATAGCAGGCACAGGCGCTTCAGGTGCCGCTACTGTAACTACAAACATATTTGCGGTAACAGTAGCCAGCGGTACTAACCCATACGGCACAGGCAATAAGTTCTACATAGATGGCGTTGTTAGTCCGACAATTAGTATTGCAGAAGGTTCTACCTTCCGGTTCGATCAGTCCGCCTCTAGTAATAGTAGTCACCCATTGCGCTTTAGCACTACGGCTAACGGTACGCATGGTGGTGGTTCTGAGTACACTACAGGCGTAACCACATCAGGAACGGCTGGACAAGCTGGTGCATATGTTCAGATAACTGTAGCTAACAGCGCACCAACCTTATACTATTACTGCGTAAACCACAGCGGTATGGGCGGTACGGCTAACACACCATAGGAGACTTGGACATGGCACCTAAAACATCTAAAAGGCCCGTAACACGGGAAGACGCAAAGAGATTAGCAGCAAAACGTAAGCGCGTTAGCGAATCTCCCGGTATGACCAAGCGAATGAACGTTTCTGGCGCTACCGGAAATAAGGGTTCTCGTTTTGGAGCAGAAGAAACTGCTAATATGATGGCTACCGATCCTGCCCGAGGGGGTACAAATCCAAAAGAGGAAAGAGACAGAAAAAAGGCGCAAGCATTTTTTGATTCAGTCTTAAAAAAAGCCTATGGCGGCACGATGAAGAAAAAAGGTATGGCTAAAGGCGGTGCTGTAGCCAAGAAGAAGGCTGGTGGTGCTGTAGCCAAGAAGAAGGCTGGTGGTGCTGTAGCTAAGAAAATGGGCGGCGGCAAGATGATGAAGAAGGGCTACGCCAAGGGCGGTAAGTTGGCGAAAATGAGCAAAGGCGGTAGAGGTACTATTGCTCGCGGTAGCGGTGCAGCACGTCCTCAACGTTTTCGCAAGAACGGCTAATGCCTTATTTGCAAAGCAATATACCACACTTTAAGTGTTGGGTTCGTCGTGAGTATACGGTCAATCACGAGCGTTACCACGGCGAATTTCTACATGCTATGGTTATTGCTGTAACTACGATGCCCAACAGATGCCTGAGTTTTCAGATTATCTTTACGGGCTGTGAAGCAGACGATACAGACAATGAGAATGTGCATGGCGGGGCTATGTGGGCTAGGATGCCCATAACTGCCTTGGTAGCTGATGAACCATTTGAAGAGTGGCCCGAGGGTATGGCAGTTCACGAAGCCCAGCCTTGGGACTGCCCTTCGCATACACATGCGGTATATACGCTTAACAGGGCGTCACCTTGTCCGTGGATGGCTAAGATTGCAGGAGGGTTCTTTCCTGCTAAGTACCTATTTACTGTAGACTATACCGACACAGATGTAGCAGATGACCCTGCACAGCATAAACAAGCGCATGTGCTACAGCTATTAGATGCGGGTAAGTGGACAGGCAATATAGTGGCGTTACCTAACAACAGAGTACGGGTAACACATCCTGCGTGGTTTGAAACAGGCGAAGGCGCACCAGACTTTAAACCATCACAACATATACATTATTCTAAATCTGATTTAGACTACACATTAGACGTAACACAAATATTCGATAACTTGTATAGCGAGGCCGAGTAATGAATTATACTGAGCTTACGCAAGCTATAAAAGACTATACAGAGAACACAGAGGCAACATTTGTCTCTATGATCCCTACGTTTGTTCAGCAAGCGGAGCAACGTATATTTCGTACTGTTACTATACCTGAAGTTAGGTCCAATAGTACGGGCATACTAGCGCAGGGTAATCAATACTTGCAGCGGCCTGATGACTTTCTGGCCGTATTTTCTCTAGCAATCGTTGATCCTGTCACAGCAGCATACACGTACTTGTTAGAAAAAGACGTTAACTTTATGCGGGAAGCATATCCTGTAGCTGCTACTCAAGGCGTTCCAAAGTATTACGGACAGTTTGATGGTGACGCTATAACAGCGGCTACAGACGGACATTTTATTATAGGTCCAACACCTAATGCTACATATACTGTAGAGCTACATTACTACTTTGAGCCTAAGTCTATTGTTACTACAAGTACATCATGGCTTGGTGAGAACGCTGACACCGCACTTCTTTATGGCTCTTTGGTAGAGGCATACACATTTATGAAGGGCGATCCTGATGTTATGCAGTCATACAGAGAACGGTATGAATCTGCGCTACAACAGTTATCTGTTATTGATGCTGCCAGCAAAGGCGATAGTTATAGGGATGGAAATTTTAGATGAACATGCCGTTTGAAATGACAGTGGGAAGTGTTGAAGTTAGAACCACTAACAATCGTGGTTTTACGCCAGAGGAAGTAGCAGAACTTTGCGCTGATCGTCTTATGTCTGTGGCTGATGACGCCCCACCAGCAATAAGGGATCAAGCCTTAGCGTACAAACAACAGATGGCGGCTGTAATCGCAGTCTACATGAAACAGGCTATCCAAAGTGATAGAACTACTGTATATAATGCAATCAGTGATGCTGGTCATAAAAAACTAGCTGAATATATAAGGAAAATGTAAATGGCATTCTCAGGAAATTTCATGTGTACCTCGTTCAAAACAGAGCTTTTGAAAGGTGTGCATAATTTTACGGCGGCATCTAACGTATTTAAGTTGGCAATGTATACAAACAGTGCAAGTTTTAATGCGGCTACCACAGCTTATACTTCTAGCAACGAAGTCAGTGGCACAAATTATACCGCTAAAGGTAATGCGATAACCACAGTGACGCCTACATCTAGTAGCACTACAGCTTTTGTAGATATGAACAATGTAGTTTTTACGAACGTAACACTTACAGGAGTTCGTGGCGCATTGATCTATAACGAAGCAGCTTCGGGTGATCCTACGGTTTGTGTTCTTGATTTTGGTGGTGATAAAGCTGCAAGTGCAGGTGACTTTACAGTTGTAATGCCAACCGCAGACGCAAGTAACGCTATTATCCGTATCGCCTAATTGGGGGATAACCCATGCCACTTCCTTATTCTGGCTGGGGCCGAGGTGGTTGGGGTTCTGGCTCTTGGAATAGCCTATCTGTAGGCGTATCCGTTACAGGTGTAGCGGGTACTGCTTCTGTTGGCAGTGTAACAACTACTAACGGCGTAACGCAGCCCGTTACAGGGGTTTCATCAACAGCAAGTGTTGGTTCTGTAACAGCGACAGGTGCCGCGAATACAATAGCGACAGGTTTAGCGGCTACAGGCAGTGTTGGAAGCGTAACTGTTACTGGTATTGGCAACATTTCAGCCAGCGCAGTAGTAGCTACAGGGTCAGTTGGCACCACGCATACTGTATCAGGAGATGCGAATGTTCCTGTTACGGGAGTATCATCTACAGGCGCTGTTGGTTCTTCTACTGTTTCTGGCGATGCAAACTTTACTGTAACAGGGGTTTCTGGCACAGGCGCTGTTGGAACTACCTTTACAGGTCTTTCAGCAAACATACCCGTTACAGGGGTTGTGGGATCAACTGCTTTAGATTCTGTCGCTATAGACGCAGATGCAAATGCCCACCCAGTAGGTATAAACTCTATAGGGTCTGTTGGTTCTGCCACCGTTTCTAGCGATGTTAACGTTTCTGTTTCTGGTGTCTCTGGTACGTCTGCTATAGGGACGGTAGACGCTAGAATTGGAAAGAATGTTTCTGTAACAGGTGTCTCTGCGACAGGCGGTGTAGGCACTGTAAGCCTAGAGTTTGGCAATAACATTTCTGCTTCTGGTGTTGTTGGAACAGGTGAAGTTGGCAACATACCGCAAACAACAAGTTCTGTTGTCCAAAATGTTACAGGCGTATTCGGAACTGCATCTGTTGGTAGTGCGACCACAACTAGTGGAGTAACGCAGCCTGTAACGGGTCTGTCAGCAATAGGCGGTGTTGGCTCTGTAGGTTTAACATTATCAGCGAACATTCCCGCGTCAGGTATAGGAGCCGTTGGTAGCGTAGGTTCTACAACAGTAGCCGCCAACACAAATCAATCTGTAACAGGTGTGTTGGGAACGGGCAGTGTGGGTTCTGTCAGCGTTGAAGCTGATGGTCAGGCTTCCGCGACAGGTGTATCAGCTACAGGCTCTTCAGGGGCTGTAACAATAAAATTCGGTGCATCCGTTG